CCATCAGTCTTTAACACATACCCAGCAGTACCATCTGATTGTGGATACTTAAGACCATCTAGAACTACATCACCAGTACCGTGTGGTGTGATTGCTATATCACCATTAGATGCTGAGACTATTGAGTTTCCATTAACATCTAAACTACCACCTAGTTGAGGCGTAGTGTCATCAACTACATCTGAGATACCTACTGCAGATGGTGTCTCCCAAGTATAAGTACCTGCCACAGCACTAGCTGTTAATACCTTACCATTATTAGTTGTACTGTTTGCAGGAACGTGTGAGTTTCCATCACCAGAAGGATGTGTATAGTTAATAGTGCCTGCTGCATCTACACCTAATGATGTTCTTGCTGTAGTACCTGTTTCATTAACCCACTTAGTTCCGTTATGTACTAAGAAGTGGCTATCAGCAGGAGTCGTGATAGTTGTATCAGTCATCTCTGCTAATGTATCTGCTGTATCTACCTGTGCATCTACATATGCTTTAATAGACTGCTGTGTAGCTAAAGAAGTAGCACTATCAGATGACATATTATCTTCATCTTTGATAGCTGTAATACCATCAAGAAGATTAATCTCTGTTGCTGTAGAAGTAACTCCGTCTAATATGTTTAACTCAGCTGCTGTAGAAGTAACTCCGTCTAATATGTTTAACTCAGCTGCTGTAGAAGTAACTCCATCTAAGATATTAAGTTCTGTATAAGTAGCGGTAACTCCGTCAAGAATGTTTAGTTCCGCTGTGGTAGAAGTAACACCATCTAGTAGGTTTAACTCAGTAGCAGTAGATGTCACACCATCAAGGATATTCAGTTCTGCTGCTGTAGATGTAACTCCGTCTAAGATATTAAGCTCAGCTGCTGTAGAAGTAACTCCATCTAAGATATTAAGCTCAGCTGCTGTAGAAGTAACTCCATCTAGGATATTCAACTCTGCTGTGGTAGAAGTTACTCCATCCATTAAGTTTAACTCTGTAGCCGTAGCTGTAACTAATGTACCACCTAACTTAAGACCGTTAGTACCATCGTGAGATGCTACATCAAAGTTATAAGCACCATCACTAAAGGTAGTGTGACCTGTAATAGTTGGTGTGTTAAGTGTTGGAGATGTTAATGTCTTATTAGTAAGGGTGTCTGTAGTAGCCTTACCAACTAAAGTATCTGTAGCATTAGGTAATGTTACAGTAACATCTGCCGTAGCATCAGGTATAGCTAGAGTTAACTCGTAAGCATCTGCTGTAGCCCCCTCAAATACTAAAGAGCTACCTTGAATAGTAGCATTAATAGTTAGAGTATCAGTAGCATCACTACCTAAGACTACGTTACCGTTGTAGGTAATAGAACCATCTGCTGTTACATCACCTGCAAAGTAAGCATCTTTAAACTTATAAGTAGAAGAACCTAAGTCAATAGCATTAGATGTCTTAGGTAATACTGAACTACCTGATACTGTTAGCTCTTGTGCTGGACCTACTTTAGTTATTACACCACCTTCACCCGTAGTACCATCGTGGGTATGTCCTGTTGCACTTGCAAATGCTGCTACTAACTGGTCATATTCATTATTGAATAAGCTTGAGTTAATTGTATCTCCATCACTGAATGATGATTGTCTTGAATATGTTGCGCCCATTCTTTATCTCCTTCCCGATGGAATTAAATCTATATACATACCCTGAATAGAGTATGGTGGATTTTTATCATTACTATAAAACTTAAAGCTGTTTGAGAAACCGCTTCCCCATAAGTTAATCTTCTTCATAGGTATCTCTGGTGAACCAAACCTAGCAGTTCCAAACACCGCAACACCAAATAATGATGGTGTTAATAAAGTACCTAATGAAAATGTTGCTGGCTGTGATAGTTCTGGGTCTTCAAAATCATACCTAACATCCATATTAATATCACTATCACCCTCGGGTTTAATAGATAACTTAATGTAATGTAATGTCTTTCTAATACCTACATCACCATAGTCAATGTCTGGTGTCTTAAACTCTGCTGAGATGTTATCACCATCAAAGCTATTACCTATATTATGAAAATGTACATAACCATCGTAGTCACCGTGGTATGCCCTCTCAACATTCTCTGTATTGTAGTTAGAAGTAAAACAAGATGCTTCAATACCCTGTAACTCTGCCCACTCCCATACTGGGATACCTTGAGCATTAATCTTAAATGTTCCTACGATACCTTTCTGTGACAACTTAGATGTAGCACTCTTAGTATAAAATAATCTATATTGATTCTGTGTTCTTATTACAGCTGATGATACATCATAGTTATCAACATCAATTACTAGCTCATTAATTACTGGAATAATCTTATGAGAGATAGAGGATAATTCTATATCATCAATACGTGCTGTTGCAGCAACTGTACGAATACCGTCTGGTGCTAAGAATACTAAGTCACCACCAATCTCCTGGATACTAAAGCCATCAATACAGCCAATGTTTCTTGTTACGTCTGTAATAGCAATGGATGCCGATACATTAATGTTAACAAGTTTATTAATACTATGTAGTGAAAAGATAATCAAGTCATCACGGAAAGTCTTAAGCCCTGTTACCTTATCACCTACATTTAAAGAACCTGAAGACGCTCCTGTAAATACAGAGTCATCGTATCTATCACTATAGTAAACTGTCTCTGGCTTAGTTGACCAAGCACCAAGAACAACGTGGTCATCGTGAGTAACACAGAATTGTGGTTTAGGTATATCAGCATATACTGGGGATGCTTTAGATAACCCAAAGGCATCATACAAACCTCTATGGAATTTAAACTGACGCACACCACTTACTAACTTAGTTTCTAAATAGATAGGAGCATCTACACCGTTAACCGCTGTTATACGTGGACTATCTATCCCTGTAGGAATGTATTCTGTAAATTGATATCTGCCTGAGGTATCTAATGTTACAACTGTTCCTAACGCTAAATTTGCAGCTGTCGCCCAAGAAGCTGTCCATATCTTATTAGCTTCTTCACAGGATTGCTGTGTAGTATAACCACCTGCTGAACAAGAACCATAATCTTTATTGACTTGTATCCAATCATACCCATTCTCAGACCAATAAATACCGCCTGATTGACAAGCCCAACCACCTTCTTTATGTGCGTGAATACCTTTTAACGAGGCAGAAGTTCCTGCTGGTGTTACTGAACTTGTAATAGTAGCCGTTATTGTAGCACCTGAACCAGATACACCTGAGTCACTGATAGTAATAGTAGGAGCTATTTGATAACCACTACCCCCTGCAGATAGTGTAACACCTGTGATAACTCCTGAACCATCTATAGTTAATGTACCAGTAGCTCCTGTGCCATTACCTTCTGAATCAGTAATAGTAAGAGTAGAGGCAGCACCATACCCCGTACCACCCGCTGTTACAGATAATGCAGTAACAGGACTGGACATAAACTTTCTATATCCATTTACTCTTCTATAACCACCGTGGATAGATGCTTCAAAGTTCTTTAATCTTGTTGCTGCCCCAGGTGTTTTAAACATATCAAAAGATGATGATGTCTTATCAAGACCACCACCTATCGATACTGCTATTCCTTGTTCAGCTGCCATACTTTATACAAACCTTATTCTGTCATCAGTCATTACTGATGGTTGTGGTTTACCAGTATAAGCTTTCATAAGCTTGATACCTTTCTTGTATTCATCTAATGCTAAAGCAGATAACTGAATGTTCTCTTTAAACTGCCAGATATAATAACGGGCTCTTGCTGATAGTACTGCTGTCCATTGCTCTGGGTATTTAACTTCATCACCGTGAGCTGTTAGTTCTGCAATCTGTGCCCAAGCGTAGAAATAAATTCTGTATGCTTTATCTGGTAATGGGGATAAACCAAACTTACGACCACAAGGAGACATAATAACTTTAGTAGGTTGTCCATATGTTGCTGTATCTTTAGCGTTGTCGTCTGATTCCCTATAATGCTTACGCCAAGTCTCTACAGTTATAAACTTTAAGCCTTGCCTAGTGTGGGGAGTACTATGTGTTGATGTCCAAGTACCAGGACAATCATCTGTATTATCATAATCTGTCCACGTACCACTCGCGGCTACACAAGTACTAGCTGTAGTATAAGCAGCGTCTGAACACAGCCCTAAACCTGTAGAACAAGTACCTACGTACTCTGTAGTTAGATAGAAGTTATCCCAATCTACTCTACCAAAGTCCTTAGCTGTTCCGTGAGAACCACTGGAATGTTTCTTTATGTAATACCATCTTGTTCCTGCTACTGAGTCAACAAAATTATTACCATACTCGTCATTGCCTACACCAGCACAAGCAGATGATAACCAAGGGAACTCTGGGTTCTCATTGGCGATGTCAAAGTATGCTCTATTAATAGCATCTTTAACAAACTTCTGAATACCTTTAGCGGTAGCGAAGTTAGAAGAAGTAAGTTGGACTTCGTTTAGTTCACCTAATATTTCATTAGTTAATCCTAAATATGTTTGTACATCTGCCATTCTTACCTCTTATATAATGTGGAAGAGAGCCCAACTAAGGACCCTCTAAAGTTACTACCGAATTAGTCGATAGTAATAGTAGCTAACGCTAGTGACTCAGGACGTAATACTTTACGACCCCATACCAATAGACCTCTTACGATGTCTCTGAATGAAGTAGTAGAACGTACTGTTTCAACAGTCGATAAAGACTGTGCACAAGACATTGCTGACATATGACCAGCTAGTACCGTAGGCAGGCTTGAACCTGAGAACGAACCAGTACCTGTTACAGTAGGCATATTGTTAGACTTATACATCTTGAAGCCACGTAGTGAACCTGAAGCAACTAGACCGTTACGTAGACCACCATCACCTTGGTTGTAGTCAACTGACATCAACTTAGATGAAGTTTGTGCTAACTCCTCATAGAACTGAGGTGCAGCTACAACCCAACGATTCTCTTCTGGTACGTTGTTGTCGTCTAATTGACGAGCAAGACGTGCTAGAACATTCAACGGGTCTACTTCACCTGAAGCGTGACCAGTATCGATAGGTGCTGATGCAGTACCATACGTATTAGTTGTCGCGCCAGTTACAGCCGCTTGTAATACGTTAGAGTCGAAAGAGTCTTTCAACTTGTACGCTGCGTTATCAGACGCAATCTGTTGCCAGTTTACGTGTGAGAAGCGTGCTTCTAAGTCATCTACTTCGAACTGGAAGTACTTAGCTTGGTCTACTTGAAGAACTAATTCTTCGTCAGTAAGGTCCGTGCTAGAGAGAGTTGCATCACGAGTGTAACTGTTTACACTGATTTGCGGCTCTTTGATGATGTTAACTGTATCACCGAACTGAGCGATTTCACCCATATAGTCAGTGTTACAGATTGCTTCAGCTACTGCTGATTTACGGAAAGCAACTTGTACTTTCTTTGAAAAAACTTCTGGCAGCCAAGACGAGTTTGTTTGTCCCGAGACGGCTGGGTCGAAGTTCATTGATGCGCCTGTTTCGAAGCCCATAATATTTCTCCTGTTTAGATATCAAACAACCTATTGCTAGGGTGTAATCTATCATTACTTAATTAAACTAACCTTCTCTAATTCTTCCAGTTTGAAAAGCAGCATCAATCTCTGATTGGTATTGCTCATACTGGTCAACAGAAAGGTTAGCGATTTCTGAGGTTGTCCATAGTTTCTCTTGAGGTGAGTGGTCTTCAACTTTCGTTTTGACTGATACTGCATCTGCAGCAGAACCTCTCGTATCTTTCTGTGGACTAGTTTTTTTCGACACAGCTCCAGCTTTACTAGTAGTAATTCCAACATCCTGTTTGTATAAGTCAATAGCTCTGGAAGCTAACGTAGCATCTCCGTTGTTCTCATAAATCCAAGACTGAATTGCTTCAGGTTGAACTCGTGCCCAGTCGTGGAACTCTTCAGATTCTCTGATACTGGTGAAGTCAGGATGTAAGTTTAGGAGCTCTTGCTCTGCTGCTCTACGATTTGCTACGCCTTCTTTCTCTGAAAGCTTTTGAACTTGTGACTGTAAATCAGACAGTTGTTCTTCGGCTCTCATATGTGCTACTGTTTCTACTACATCATAAACATCGGGATAGTCCTCTCTAAAAGTAGCCAGTTCTTCTGGGGTTTTAGGTGCGGTATAGGTAGGTCGGTTAGCCAACATCTCTGCTTTGAGTGATGTTTCTTTAGACTTCCAGTCTCCTAGTTTTCTATCATAATGTTTCTTCAAATCATCGTAACGCTTTTTAAAGTCTACCTTCTTGAATTTATCATTGGGTTCTTCTTTATAAGTGTCGTCTACCGAGGTAGCCTCTGTGGTTGCAGTATCTGTAGTGACCTTTTCTTCTTCTAAGATTGTTGTCTCACCATTAGATATTACTGCTTCCTTACGAGGGGCTCGATAAGCTAAAGAATCATCAGCGCTTGTAAGACCTCTCTTAGCGTCTTTGTTACTGTTGTCCCATTTCTTATTTGCGTTATAAGGGTTTGCTTGTGGTTGTTGGATTTCCTCCGTTCTTGCTGTTGCTGTTGTCATATAGACCTCCATTAAGTGCCCAGTGTTTCTGGGGTGGCTCTGCGGGGTTGTAATAATCCAAGGTGCTCTTACTAAGTAAGGGGTAGCCTCGGGGCTGTCGCTACAAAGTCAGTCTATGTCTCGTCAGTTAGACTGGGTATTTGTAGTTAGTTTATAAAATTTGTTGTTTGTTGTTGTTGGAGAAGCCCTGGTGCATTACCGGGGCTTCTTTTTGCCAACTTGCTGAACGACATGAGGGCTTGTTTTGTAGTACCAATTGAGTCTCAATCAATTGGTTGCACCTTACAATTCACTGTTATTCAGGTAGTTATCAAGATTCACACTATTTGTGGCCAAGTAAGCGATGGCCAACCATTAATGGCGAAATGATCATTGATATAGCCTACACGCCATCTACAAATCTTCGAATAGTCGCTTTTGAATTGGTGAAAGTTTCCTGACATAGAAACCTAAAACAAATGCATCCGGCTACCGACGATGAAACCTCACGCGGCACCTGCTTCCACCGGTTTGCAGTCGTTCAGAGCGCAATTTACTAGTTTGAATTGCTCGATCAATTGTTCGTACTGAACATCTTATATACTCTGCTGGTTCGGCAGTTGTGTACCAAGACTGAGCAGATTTAACTTCTTCTCCGATCGTAATGATCAGGTTTTGCAGTGCATTCAATTTGATTCGAAGACCGTTAGATCAATCAACAATCTGTCTCCAGTATATTACAATAGTTATAAGTATAACAATGTTACTTTTATTCGGACTTTCCGAATTGTGCTCCTGCAGAATTATATCAATAATTTCTACTTTATACTGTGATATTCCCCGAATACCTATGGATGTTTGTGATAATTATTCAAACTGGTTTACCTATCAGATAACCACCTACCAAGTAGATATCGGTACAGGCCAGGATTCCAAGACCATCCTCTTGAAGCTCGTGTTTGATGCGGTGTGGAGGAGCTTGTTCGCACCGGGTAAGCTAGTCATTATGATGGCTGATACCGGTGATGAGCACGAGGAAACCCTTATACACGTTCAGCACACCAAAAGGTTTTGCAAAGAACATGGTATCGA